CAACACGCCCGGCTGCCGCAGCGCGATAACGTCGTCAACTGCTCGCGTGAAACCGCGGTGGAATGCTACCGACTTGGGCATCTTGAAAAAGAGTTGCAAAAGGTTGTTGACACTTGTGATGTGCGCGACTAAAGTTTGGGTCGTAGGGGTTAGCATAAGCAAATGCGCCGCTTCAGCGGAATGACGTCGGATGCTGCCCGACATCCCTATCGATCAACCAACGCCGCAAAGAGGACCGGGAGCCTCGATAAAAATTCCCGGGCATATTCTCCGTGCGACCCTCATTAACCCTTCTTCGGAAGGGTTCTTTTTAACTGGAGCTTGATATGACCCTCAAAGAGAAGGCCTTCGATATCGTCACTAGGGATCGGCGAGAAGCAAAGGGCCCTTGGGTAAGGTTGAACGCTGAAGGCTTATGCCGAGTGCTTTGCTGGCCTACTCCTACGCGGTGGCACAACATGCAGTTCGCGGACGGAGAGATCCAGAAGATATTAGGCGAAAAGATATGGTAATCCACGGAATGCGGGGCCTCGGAGATAACCTCTTCATGCGTCCTTTCATTAAAGCGCTACCCAAACCGGTCTACCTCGATACCCCCTGGCCGGAAATTTATGCAGGAATTGACGGCGTTCATTTCATCCGCCCGCAAACCAATCTGCGTACCCAAGCGAAGAACATCGCGCGCCACGCAACCTGGACGATGCCGCCCACGCGTCAACCGACTCGACAGATCCGCTACGGCGCCGAGGGAATTATTCCCGGGATGATCGCCAGCTTCGGCGTAATGCCGGGTGCGTTCGACCTTCCACCGCTGCCGCCTTCTCCTGAAACCGGCCCCTACGTCGTCGTGCGCCCGGCCACGGTGCGCAGTGAGTGGCGCGCCGATACGCGTAACCCTGATCCTGAGTACATCGCGTGGGCCGCCGCTGAAGCCATGCGCCGCGGCTATCGGGTGATCAGCGTAGCCGACCTGGTAGACGGGCAGGAGTGGGGTGTAGACCCTATGCCTCCGGCCGACGTGCGATACCACAAAGGCGAACTGCCGGTCGAGCAACTGCTAGCGCTTGTCAAGGGTGCTGCGGCCGTGATCGGCGGTATCGGCTGGCTTGTGCCGGCAGCGCTCGCGGCCAAGGTTCCTGCGTGGATCATCTGCGGCGGCCAAGGCGGTTTCAATTCGCCGAAGCAGATCTGCCCGGACGGAAGTACAATTACCTTTGCGGTGCCGGACAACTTTTGCCGGTGCAAACTCAAGCAGCACAACTGCGACAAGAGGATTTCGAATTATGACGCTAAGCTTGCCGACTGGGCTGGAAGACACATTCCTCTGGTCACCCTCTAAGGGACAGGGTTTCCATACCCGCCCGGCCATGCTCTACGGCGGCGAGTATTTCGCCAACTACCAAAAGCTCGACGCTACCAAGATGGGCGGCCTGCTGACCAAGGCGCGCGTCGAACTGGTCAAGAAGTACATCAGCCCGGCTGAAGTAGTGGACATTGGTATCGGCGGCGGGCGCTTCGTCCAAGAGTCGCAAGGAATGGGCTTCGACGTTTGCCCGGACGCGATCTCCTGGCTGCAGAGCATTTACGCATACCGCGATCCGTACGGAGGGGAAGAGGTTCGCGCGATCACCTGTTGGGATAGCCTCGAGCACATCCCGGAACCAGAAAAGCTTTTGGAGCGCGTCAAGGAATGGCTGTTCGTCTCGATCCCGATCTGCGAGACAGCCAGTGAGTGGGTAGAGTCGAAGCACATGAAGCCAGGCGAGCACCTGCATTACTTCAGCCTGCAGGGCTTCATCCGCTGGTGTGGCGAACACGGCTTCGAGTGCATGGAAGTGAACTGGGCGGAAACCGAACTTGGCCGCGAAGGTATCGCGTCGTTTGCGTTTAAGAGGATTGAAGCATGATCAGAACGATGGTTGACGACCTCGGACCCTGCACGGTTCGAAGCGACGGGGTAGAGGTAGAAAGGTGCGTGTACGCCGACACTGAAACGGGGAAAATAGTGCGGCATATAGACCCCCTTGAGATAGACGATGATGGAAAACCAAAATGCATAACGGAGTTCCTACCGAATCTAACTATAGAAAATCACTTTGCGACGCAGGTTGAGTACATCTGCAGTCTCGCAGATAGAGAGGCGAAATCGGCGTTGAGGGAAGATTCGTTTACCTACGTAGACCTGGACGAGTTGCGTAAATTCTCTCGTAAACTTAAAGAACGAGACGAGGACGAATAGAACCTGTATAGTACCTATGGTCATATTTCATTCCTCGTAGTACAAAAAGCCCCATCTTGATCCGTTGGGGCTTTTTCTTGCCTGTGATAAACTCCCGGCAAACCGAGGGCGACGCCATGGCCGACTGGATCACGTACAAACTGAAGGGAGCTGAAGAGCTGTCACGCGTTTTCAAGACGCTGCCGCAGGAGCTGCAGCGCCAGGTTGTCGTGCCGGCGGCTAAAGACGCCATGGACGTTGTGCTGAAAGACGCAATCCGGCGCGCCAGTGCGATCGATGATCCGTCAACCATTCCAGACATTTCGAAAAACATCGCACTGGTCGAAGACACCAAGTTCTTCAACGAGACTGGTTCAACGAAAATCTCTGTCGGCGTGCGCAAGACAAAACGTGGGCAGCGCGGAGGCAACACGTACTACTGGTGGTGGGTAGAACTGGGCACTTCACGCAACCGCGCGCAGCCTTTCATGCGTAACGCGCTCGGGCAGAACCAGCAAGTCGTGTTTCAAGAATTCCTCTCATCCGCAAAATTCCAGCTCGTTAAATTGGGGCTCAACTGATGGACGTACCGTTCTATACCGTCTGCAAAGCGGACGCCGCCGTATTGACTTTGCTCGGCTCGCCTGAGCCTAGAATTTTCCCGTTCGGCCAGGCGCCTCAGACCGTAGCCAAACCCTACGTCGTCTACCAGTGGATTGGCGGCGATCCGTTCAACATGCTGAACTGCCGCCCGGATGCGGACCGCGCCAGCCTGCAAGTGGACGTGTACGGTCTTACCACGCAATCTACGACCACGGTGGCGAAAGCTATCCGCAACGCGATTGAACTCGATTCGTACATCACCGGTTACCGCGGCGACATGCGCGACGAAGAAACGCTGCTCTATCGAACCAGCTTCGACCTAGACTGGCTGGTCGAACGTACCTGATTTGCGAAACCCCCGGCGCGTGATATGCTTCCGTCGAACGTTCATTACTCCACGAGGCAACACCCATGACCATTAAGAGCCAGGGAACAGACCTGTATACCATCGACCCGGATACCGGCGCCCTGCTGGACGTGGGTTGCATCACCTCCATCGACGGTATCGACACCGCTATCGACCAAATCGAAACGACCTGTCTGAACGACCTGTCGCGCACCTACGAAGCTGGCCTGGCCACTCCTGGCGCCGCTACCTTCGGCCTGCAGTTCGATCCGGCTGACGTGAACCACATCCGTCTGCATCAGTTGAAGACCGCCGGCGTGACCCTACAATGGGCTATCGGCTTCTCTGACGGCACCGCAGCGCCGACCACTGCTACTGACTCCGCCGGCGATGACGAGTTCGTTCTGCCGCCTACCCGCAGCTGGCTGACCTTCGAAGGCTACATGAACAGCTACCCATTCACCTTCGCGCTGAACACCATGGTCACCTCGACTGTCGGTATTCAAGTGTCGGGCGAACCAATCCTCGTTCCTAAGTCGTCGAGCTAACCAATGGCCCTGAACCTTAAAGACCTCGTTGCTCAAGGCGCATTCGTCAAAGAGCCTTTCGTGAAGCGCCAGATCAAATGGCACAACACGGAAGGCGAAGAGCTGACCGCAGACATCTGCGTGCGCCTGGCGTCGTATCACACGATCACCAACACCTGGAAAGCTGCTGAAGGCAATCAGGAGCACCTGGCCGCGCGGATTGCGACCATGGTGTGCGACGAAGAGGGCGGCCCGATCTTTTCTACGGCCGACATCCTCGGCACCACCGGAATCGAAGGCCGCGGAGCGATGTGCGATACGCTGTTCCTCGCACTGATCACCGCGGTTAACGAAGCTCAATCGGCAAAGACGAAGCCCCCGAAGACCTCTGGTTCGAACTAGTCCTGAATGGTGTAGGCGGTCGAACGATCGCCGAAGCCCAACAGAATTTGTCACTGGTCGAAGCGCGACAATGGGCTCAGTACATCAAGCGCCATGGGGGCCTGAACATCGCTGAACGCGTAGAGCAAGCCGCCGCATTGATCTGCAGCACTGGCGCGCAATTGATGGGCAACAAAAACGTAAAGGTCGCAGACTTTATTCCTAACAGGGAATCTGACGACGAACTGCGTTATGCTACGCCGGAAGATTTCTTAAAAGTGCTCCAAGCCTCAAGGAAACAATAGCTATGGCGGTAGGCAGCCTCGGGCAATTGACAGTTGATCTCGTGGCGAATACCGCAGGCTTCGAGCGCGGTATGGATCAGGCCGAGCGGGCTTTGGCTTCTGCCACCAAGGAAGTCAAGCGGCAGGAAGACGCCCTGGATCGTCTCATCGGACAGATCGATCCTACCGTTGCGGCTTACTCTCGCCTAGACAAGATGGAGCAGCAGCTAGACGCCCACCGCAAAGCCGGGCGGCTGCCTACCGAAGACTACAAAGCGTACAAAGCCCAACTGGACGCGACGCGCGCTTCACTCGCGCAGAATGACGCCGCGCTGAACAAAGCGGGCCTCTCTGCTAAGCAGACGGCAAACGCACTGCGCGGAGTGCCGGCACAGTTCACGGACATCGCGGTATCCCTGCAGTCCGGGCAAGCGCCACTGACCGTGCTCCTGCAGCAGGGCGGCCAGCTCAAGGACATGTTCGGCGGCATCGGCCCTGCGGCATCGGCCCTCGGCGGCTACATAGTCGGACTGATCAATCCTTTCACGGTTCTAGCCGCCACCCTCGGTACGATTACCGCGCTGTTCATCGACGCTGAAAAGGAAGCGAGCGCGTTCAACAAAGCGCTGTTCAGCGGTTCGGCCAGTTCAGGCCAGACTGCGTCTTCACTGTCCCAATTGTCGGAAGACGCCGCAACGCTGACCGGAAGGCTCGGCGAAGCGCGCCAAGCCGTTATCGCCCTGGCCGCTAGCACAGGGCTCAGCGAAACCCAATTCCGTAACCTGGCGATCGCAGCTACTGCCATCGGCGAATTCACCGGCAAGAGCGCGGCGGATGTAGCGAAGTCCCTTGGTGAACTTGGCGACAACGCAACGACCGCCGCGCAAAAGCTAAGCGCGCAGTATGGTTTGATCACTAATGCGCAGTATGAAGTGATCAAGGCCCTTGACGCACAGGGCAAGAAGCAAGAAGCCCTGGACGTGCTAAGCGCCACCCTGGCTGAAAACGCACAGGCACGGCTGAAGACTTACCGCGCATCGCTGTCGGATCTTGAACGCGACTGGGACGACATCGGAACGGCGATCAGCAACGCCTACAGCAAAGTGCGCGGAGAGCTTTTCCCTGACGCCGCCAAGCAGATCGAATTGCTTGAACGCATCCTGCAGACCCGCAAAGAGGGCGGCATATCAGGGGCTATCTCTACCGGCCTCGGCAACCTGGCAACCACGTTAGGACTGGCCGACGAGACCACCGAGGCGCTGGAGAAGCAACTTGCCTTACTGAAACAGGCAGAGACGTCCAAGAAGGCCGCAGCGGAGAGTGACGGAAAAGCTCTACGCACTAACCAAGCGCTGATCAAAGCAGACGCTGAGCGCATGAAGGCCGAGAAGTCGGCGCCGAAGCCTAAAGCGTTCCGCGAAGACGCCGGCCAGAAGATGCTCGATACTCTGCGCCAGCAGGCCGCCGCGCTTCAGGTCCAGTCGGATACGACCGAGAAGCTCGGCGTGCAAGCCAAAGCGCTTGCTGCTTTCGAGCAGCAGATTGCCGACATCAAGTCAAAAGACATTCAGACCGCTGACCAGAAATCTATTCTAGCTTCGGAAGATCTGTTGCGCGCGCAGCTCAAGCGCAACGTAGCACTTGAGCAGGAAGTCGCCGCACGCAAACAGGCTACCGACGAAGCAGCCAAACTGGCAGCGTTCCAAGAGAACCAAGCGTCGAAGCTGCAGGGCGCGCAAGAGGGCCTGAACTCTACCTTGACCGGTCTCGGCCAGGGCGAAAAGCTCCGCGAACGCCTCAAGGAAAACTTGGCGATCGAGAAGGAGTACCAAACCGAGCGCGACAAGCTGAACAAGCAGTTCACCGGAGAGCAAATCACCGAGGATCTGTACGAGAAGGAAACGGCGATTCTGGAAGAGGCGTTGGCATCCCGCCTTGTCATGCAGCAGGATTACTACAACCAAGTAGACGCGGCTTCGCAAAACCTGTTCATCGGCCTCGGCGAATCGTGGAATGATTACCTGAACCAAGCGACCGACGTTGCGGCGCAGACTCAGACCCTGTTCGACGGCGCCTTCAGTGGCCTGACCGATGCGCTTTATGGCTTCGTGACGACCGGCAAACTGTCGTTCCAAGACCTGGCCGCCAGCTTCGCGCAGACCGCTTTGAAGATGCTGATCCAGTACGCCGCGGCTCAAGCTATCGCCGCCGGTCTTAACGCCTTTACGTCCACGGCGGCGATCCCAATCATTGGCCCACTGGCCGCACCGGCTGCCGCAGCATCGGCCCTGGCTTACGCTGGCGGCCTCTCGGCCAGTATCGCGGGCATCGCCGGTATGGCCCACGACGGCATCGACGCAGTCCCGCAGACCGGCACGTGGCTGCTCCAGAAGGGCGAACGGGTGACCACAGCGCAGACCAGCGCAAAGCTCGACAAGACCCTGAACGACATAAAATCCCCAACAGGCAAGGGCAACACTACGGTAAACTTGATCGAAGACGCATCACGCGCCGGACAATCCGAAGAGCGCACCGGTGATCAGGGTGAAAAGATGATCGACGTATTCGTAGCGGACCTACTCGGCGACGGCCGCACTGCTGACGCGATGAGCCGCAAATACAACCTGTCGACGGCAGGCCGCTGATGGCGATTCCTGTCTACCCGGAAGGGCTGCCCTGCCCGCTGCGGGAAAACTACGGATTCACGCCGACGAATAACATTCGGCGCACCCCGATGGACAGTGGTCGGGCGCGGCAGCGTATTGAGTTCCCGAACGCTCCGACCATGGTGTCGCTAAGCTGGATCATGTCCGGCCCGCAAGCCATGCTGTTCGAAGCTTGGGCCGCTCAGGTTGTCGGCGCAGGCTGGTTCACTATGACGCTCTTGACACCCATGGGTTTCAATGAGCATGAAGTACGATTCACCGAAGTGCCGGTCGGCGGCGAGCTTACTGGGAAGTTCCTGTGGCGTTACCGCGTCACATGCGAGCTGCGCAACCGCCCACTGTTGCCGCCAGGTTGGGCAGAGCTGCTGCCGTCCTTCGTACTGAACCCGGAAATATTCGATTACGCTATGAACGATGAATGGCCTCTTAACCCCTGGCAGGTGTACATTCTCGAAACCGATCAAGCAATCAATGAGGAGTGGCCGACGCCATGAGTTTTTACGATACGGGCAACCCGGTCCCTTCGATCGACCCTCGCGACCTGGACGATAACGCCAAGCACATCGACGAGGCGGTGAACAGCACCTTTCCGACGTTCGTGGACCGTCTCGGCACTACGCGCAGAACCCTGGCCGGTATCGAAGCGGATAACGTCCTGCTTACTACTCCGAATGGCTCAAGTGTAATAGGGCATACCCCGGATTTTGCGGGCGGATTAGTACGGACTGTTAAAGACAAGCTCTCGGATACCATTACCTCCGCAGACGTTGGCGCCGTCGGAGACGGCAACCTTTATCCGGTTTCGGACTGGTACACCATTCCCGCAACGCATTACCGGGGCTACGCCAACCTGGCAGCCGTGCAGGCTGATTACCCGCACGTAACGTCAGGAACCCAGCAGATTGACTGGGCAGCGTTACAGCTAGGATTTAGCGGTAAGCAACGTTTCGATATTCTGGATGGCAACTACCGTATTGACGGGGATACCCTGCAATACTCGGCAGAAGCCGATTTTTCCGGGCGAGGTAAAGAGGTGTGGGGATCCGGTAGACGCCGATGCCTGATTTCTAACCTGACCACAAGCCACCCCCTAGTTAACTTTGGCGATGCGGCAGGTAATTTCGATGCGATTGACTGCGGGTTGTTTGGCGTATCTCTCAAGGGGAATATCCTGTCGACCGCAGGCATTCAAATCCTTGGCGACGATGACGACGGCATTACCCAGGCTTCTCGCGGCGTATCCATTGACGAGGTAAGGGTTAGTAACGTTGGCGCTGGTCCAGGGCTAAGGGTCTCAGCCTGGTCGCTAAAAGTAGGCTACCTAGAGCTTGAAGACAATTTCAGAGGCGTCCAGATAGGGAACCATGTATACGCTGCGACGTTCCTGAAATTTTACAACGTCAGCTCTGTAAACGAGGCAGTTTACATTGCCGACACGGTCACAACCTCCAAAGCGACGCAAATTGTATTCCTGAACCCGGTGCTCCAGGGTTGCGGAGCAGGTGGGCAAGCCGTTTACTGCGGCGGAGCTGCCGGGGTTATGTTTATCGCTCCGTACATCGAGAACCTAAACGCTGCCGCAACGCGGGGATTCAAGTTCGGACCTAACAACAGAAGCAGCCTTGTTATGGGGGCCTTCTATACAAAAGGGACCGGCCCGGATCTAGTAGATATTATTGATACTGAATCCCCTTCGCTTATTGTTAAGGGTGTCGACGGGCGCGGAAATGTTCGGAGCTTCGTCAAGATCTCAGGAGGGAACGTCGCAACAACTATAGGAAATCTCGAACACCCTACCGGCGCGCGCTCCGTCGGCTGGGTCGATGATCAGTCAACCAACAAGCGCACCATACTGGAGATGCCGAAAGACCCAACAGAGGCGTACGCGCCTCCAAGCGGAATAAAAGCATCCACTGGGGAAATGGCCTTTTGGTTGATGAACCGGGCGAGCGCTGCCATCCAAAACTTTTTCCAGAACGGTCGCTTACATTTCGGTGCTGACACAACAGGACCAAACCTGCAGGGTGCCGGTACAACACTTTCTGTTTTCTCGGGGGTTGGCGGCACTTACGCAACGTTGCGCCCTGAGGGTATTCGGTACGGAGTGACAAACGTCAGGGACTTCGCTAGGGTTTCTGGCACCCCTGAGGGGGTGGAGACTGCGGACCCAGGAAGTAAATGTGCTGTGCAAACAGGCGCCGCTGCTGGCGCATATCTTAAGAATGGAACGGGGCCCGGTAACACCGGATGGGTGCTGCAATGAGTAAGGTTATAGTTCGCAATGGTGTGATCATTAACAACGGTGACTGGGATTATCGCCTTTATGACATCGAGCACGTAGGCAATCCATATACCGGAGACGGCGATGCGCCTGAGGATTGGGACTACCAAGTCACGATTGAGCGCGACGTGATCGGCAACCCTATGCCAGAGGGTGCCATCGAGATGAGTGTCGAGCCAACGGTAACCGCTAAGGGGCGCATGGTTCTGTCGTCCGACTGGTTCTCCCTGCGCGAAGATGCGTATCCTCCGCTCAAGGATCAGCTAGACGCAATGTGGAAAGGCGGGGAAGCCGCACAAGATATGGCAGCCTTGGTACAATCGATCAAAGACCGCTACCCGAAGACTGAGGCGTCCTAATGGCCAACACCTACCCAACCACGCAGTTCCCGCTAGGCTCGACCGAAGTCAAGGTGCTGTTCAACAACGCCTCGAACTTCGACGAAGCGATGAACTCGGAGCTGCCCTCATTCTACGACCGCTTCAATAAGCGTCGTGAGACGTGGGCCGGCATGCAGAAGCTGGTGACCGATTTCCTCGAAGCCATGGGGTTCGAAGCTACCCACCTGGTCTACGTGGACGGCACGCCGCTGACTGTGCTGCGCCCTACGCAGCTCATCGACCGCGCCGGCTCCGTGTACAAGGTGAAGATGCCGGCCACCTTCCCGGTGAACCTGACGGGTACTTGGGCGACCGACCAGCTTCTACTGGTCGACGTAGGCGACGCTTCGTTGCGTATGGCCCTGGCTGCTGCAGGCGGCGTGTTCTTGGTAGGCGACGCAGACACAACCGTGGACTCGATCGTCGATTTGCAGACCATAGAGCAGAGAACAGATCGAACCTACAGCGTAACCGGGTTCATGGCAGCCAGTTTCGTCGGTGGCGGTCGCTACAGATACGACCCGGGGACCGCCAAAGCGTTGCACGATGGTCGCAACGTGATCAGCCCAACGGTCCCGTGGAACGGCAGTACCGCAACCTTGGCCTCCTTCCTGGCAGCTACAGGCGAGACTGCACCCGGCACTAATGGGGCCTTCGTCCGTGAAGTGACTGAGCCGGTACGGCTGCCAGAACTCGGCGCTACTGTAACTCAGGCCACCGCCAGTATCGCCAAGATGCTTTCTACGGGGGGTTTGAAGGAAATTCCGGATGGCGTGTGGCGTATGCCTACGCAGGTCGTTCGAGACTTTAGCGGTGATCCTGGCTTCCCCAACACCAACGAACCGAGCGGTCGCTTTGTCCTAAAAGGAGATTCGATCAGCAATAGCCTTCTGCAATTCGACGGCCCGGGGTACGCCTTCGTTCTTAAAGGCGGCCTCGATATCCCGACCGGGCAGAACGTCCTGACGCAAACCGAGCTGAGCCAGTTCTCCCTGAAGCCCTCCGGCGCGTTAGCATCTTGCGACGGGATTCAGATGGTGAACCAGGCGTACGTTTCCATTAAGGATCTGAACGTCGAGTACTGCAATATCGGGATCGACCTTAACTCGACCATTACCAGCAAGCTGGATAACGTATTCCTTCGGTCCAACGAGATCGGACTGCAGTTGCGTGGCGCCGGCTTCTCGATGCCGAACGCCCTGGCCATGGGGCGGATCACCGCGCAGGAAAACCGTTACGCCGGGATCCTGGCAAACCGCATCGGGGGTGGCGTAAAGATCGACGGCGCCACCATCGAAGGCAATGGCACGATGGGCGCGGCTGGAACAGGCGGCATTATTGGGAACATCGACGGAGTGAATGGTAGCGCTACGCTGCAGCTTTCGAACGTGTATTTCGAAGGCAACAAGGGTGACGCCGACCTGCTACTGGAAAATATTTCAGCGTTCACGGTGACTGTCATCCTAATCGGCTGCAACTTCCACCGCATCAGCCCTACGAATTACGTGACCAACAACATCAAGCTGAGCAATACCGGCGGCGGCAAAATTCGCCTGATTATGATCGGCTGCGCCTTCATGACCGCAGGTACCTACGTTGCGAGCGCCGGGCGGCCTTTCATCAGCCGGGACCAAGGGTCCGAGGTGATCGACATCGGCTGCAGCTACAACGAACAGGTATCCCTGAACCATTCGATCAACGCGTCGGTAACGTCCGTAGGGCGTGTCAACGCTGACGGTACCGCTGCGACTGGTATGCCTTTCGGCCAAACGTCTGCCAAGATCGGGACTGGTACGTATACCGTCACCTCGACAGTTGGTTGGGGCGTAGACGTGAACGGCTACGTTGCTTCGGCCACGTCTACGGATGGCTCCGCGCGGATCGTTCAGAGAATCGTCCAGGACACGGCTACCCAGTTCACCGTGGTCATCACAGATGCCTCCGGTGCTGCCGCGGATGGATCGTTCAACTTCAGTTCTACGCGGATTAGCTGATGAGTCAGATCCTCGCGGAAGTTAACGCAGGGGCCAACGAGCGTCTTGATGCGATTATCAGGACGCTCGAACTGACCTGTCCGGGGTGGGACGAACC